TGACAGATTACTTCTATGTGTTTTCCTATTTTAAAATCAGGGACCAGAGAAGGAGCAATGAACTTGGTGAAAGAGAAGAAGTCTAGCTTTGCAGCTTCTATGGCCTGTAGGTAGAGAGTCTCTCTGAGTTTTAACAAGTGTTCTTGCGGTGGAAGAACTTCTTGAGAAGTGCTCACTCCTTCCCTCCCTTGATCACAGAGTACCCTGAGATGTTGGCCAGCCTCTGTATGTCACCGTCTACGTCCGGGGTAAAGGTCTCGTCTGTTCCTTGGAAGGTGGTGGTGGTGTTCTGCTTGATTTCTTTCTTGTCAATGAACATGCCAAGGTGCTTGCCCATGTTCTCCAGAGAACGGTTGGCATTGGTATAGTCCTCTGCTTCTGTGGCTCTCATATAGGTCTGGTACATTTTGTCTAAGACTTTCTGTGCATTCCAAGATACCTTCTCTACAACGTCCTCTCTGAGCATCTCTATGTAGGCTCTGAGCTTGGGGTTGGAGAGGTACTGCTGTGCTCTTCTGGCAGTTCTGGTACGGTCCAGTCTACCGTCCTTGGTATTCACCGGGGCATACCCTGCCTCTACCAGTGCATGAATAGGATCATTGGTCTCTATGTAGACCTCTGCAAATCTGGTCTGTTTCTTGGTGAGGTTGTAGGCCTCTGATCTTGCATTGGGTCTGGGCTGAGCACCTGATAGAACTTCTTCACTGGTTGTCATCTGTTGTGTATTCCTGTTCTATTTCATTTAAAAGATTATCAAAAGATAAAGAATCCTTGTCTTCTTCAAACTCTACTGTCAACATTAACCTGATACCTGCGTGGTTTACAACCATATGTTCTTTCTGATTGTTGAAAAGAACTCTGGCACCGGGAGTATATTGTAGGTCTATGACCCTGTGAGTTACCTCTGGCTCCTCTCTGAAGTAGGTACAAGATATCGTATCAGGTGTATATAGTATGGAATTTACACAGACACCCCTGCTGGTATCTTGGTGCCAGTTGTAGACTGTTCTACTTTCCATGCAAAGTACCCCCGCCTTGTACCTGTGTCTCTGGTATAGCCAGTGATAGAAATGATCTTGAAGAAGAAACTCCTCCGGGTCTATGGAACACGCTGTAAAATTAAAGTACTTTGTCCATTCTGTCTCTGTTCCTAGAACTTTGTCATAGAGAGGTCTACTTAAAAAATTACCTGCTCTGTGTATTTCTTTATAGTAAGGTAACACCTAGGACCCTTTCCAAGGGAGACAAGAAGAATTAATTTTTATTATAATTTATAAAGAGGGGTCTTGCAATATCTTTGTTTTCATGTTACCCTGTGCAAAGGCACCCAAGGAGAACTCTTATGTGTTATTATGTACTATTAAAAGAATAATAAAAAGAAAGATATTATGTGTTATTAGGAGTAGCACTTGTGTTGTTCTTTTTTAATACCCCCGCCAAATACCCCCGTTTTTTGATTTTTGTAAAATTTGCTCCGCTTATGGGGGTCCCATTATATATATAGAAACTAACGGCACACTGGGGGTCCCGGAGGGTAGGGCCTTTAGAATAAGCGTCGAGCGACTAGCGAGACTCATTATTAGGCCTACAAACAACCAAACGAGCGACGAGCGAGTTACCTTTTCAAAATTTTTTGGCAAAAAAAACCCGGGCCAGCACGATCGCCAGCCCGGGTAGTTGGTGGGTCGCTGCGGTGTTAGATCGTCCAGCTATCTGCGCCCGTCCGGTAAACTTTCCGGAATGGCACGTTAGTGATGCGCTTGGCCACCATATCCGTGAGGATAGCCAGCGAATTCTGATTGATCACGGTCTGATTAAGAACCCGCGAATAGTGTTCACGGAATGCCGCGATGCGCTTCATTTGCTTATCGCTGTAATCAACAGCTTCTCGTTGAAAACGGCGACGGCCTCCGCGAGCTTCTCCAATCCTGACCATGTAATCCCGCAGCTTGAGCTGTAGTTCGCCGCGAGTGATGTTCAGGCGTCGGCCCAAGCTGACAGTATCAACGGAAATCCCATGCTCGCTCGAATACGTCGGAAACTGTTCTGTCCCGCCGCGAGTATCAACAGTGAAGTCACCTACGTCATGCCGGGTCATGGTTGCCCCAGCCATCCAAGTCACCCGGTCCAGTACGCTCTTCCGGTATGACGGACTACTTTGCAGGTTCCACAAGCTGCTGTCATTACTGACTGGCAATTCTGCCAGACCGTTGATACCCGCCGTGCCAGTTTCCTGAAAATATGAATACAGCGCAGAAGCAAGGGCTGGCGTGTCACCACCATACAAGCCATAGATGTCAGGGGTGCCGGGCGTTTCCCGCACAATAAATTGGCGTAGGTTCACCAGCTCACCATCTTTGTTGAGGACGCCAATCAATCCATAAGCTGCGTCGTTCAAGAATGTATATCCTGAAGGGACGCTGGAAGTCTTCTCGTCCTGAACCATGAGAACTTCAGTTTCACCTCTTGCGTTAGTCGCCACCATGTTGATTTTAGCCATTGTATTGATCTTTCATAGGTTATGTCCCGCTTCCATCTGAAGCGGTAACAAGATTTTATAGATGGCCTGCCAAGCTGTAAAGCACTAATTGCATGGGTGCGTCACTTTGTCGCATGTAAAATTGTACTGGCCAAGCGTTTGCCCATGTGCTAGGTCTTGGGACTTGGCCGCATGTTCCGGCTTTTGTTCTTGTTTTGTTCCACCAAGGTGCGTGTCCGGCCCCGGCCCGGTGGACGTAGACGTAGACGCGGACGTAGACGCAGAAGCAGACGCAGGTAGACGTAGACGTAGACGTAGGGGCGAATGCCTAGGCTATACTCCTGCAGGGACAGGCAAAGGGATGAACATAAAAGACAATATAAAACAATAACTTGCATGTGATATCAATAAAATATAAAAATATTCTATTTTACTCTTGCTTTCCTTTATGCGGTATGCAATAAACTAGACACCATTAACAACTATCAAGGCCTCACACTATGGCTCAATACAATCTCATAGGCGTCGGAACCAATGCAAAGACTGTCAAGGGCGACGGCTCCGAGTATATCACGGGCATTCTATACCTTATTCCAGAGGTTAAGCTATGCCCGTTCTCTATCATTGCGGGGTGCCATGAACCTTGCCTAGTATCTGCCGGGCGGGGTGCTTTCAATAGCGTACACGCTGCACGGGAGCGGAAAACCAAGCTGCTCCTATCTGACCCGGAAGAATTTAAGCGGCTCCTACGTGCTGACCTAGGCAAGTTCTCGGCCTATTGCAAACGTAAAGGGGTGCAGCCTGTCATCCGTCTCAACGGTACGTCGGATAAATCATGGCTTGATATCATCCAAGACTTCCCAGAAATACAATTCTACGACTATACCAAGGTGTTCAACCGAGTGGCCAAGGACCTCCCGGATAACTATCACCTGACCTTGTCATATTCCGAGGCCAATCCAGAATATGCCGACAAGGTGTTGACCTACGCCAACAAGTACAAGGCTAATCTGGCTGTGGTATTCCGGGATAAGCACAACATACCCGAGACATTTCTAGGGCGTCCCGTGATCAACGGGGATGCGGATGACCTCCGGTTCCTTGATCCTCAAGGGGTGGTGGTTGCCTTGTATGCCAAGGGCAAAGCCAAGAAAGATGCAAGCGGCTTTGTAATTGACACCCCGGACCCTATGTCGCACGCTGACTACTCAACCCTAGCGGATATGGGTGCAATATAAACACTTGACAGGGGGAACCACCTTAGACTATATTTCCCCTTGTCACCTACTCTTAACAAGGACCAAGACAATGGCAACGGACAAGCAAGACATCAAGGACCTATTCGACAGTCACCTAGACATGACCCTCCGGGAACTATCCGGGATCACGGGACGGACAGTTAAAGAGCTTCAACGCATACTGATGGAAGAGGAATAGACGTTATGAATAACCCAGTAAAGAGCTACAAGGTAGGCGGGATAACATACCCGCGCCACGTATCCGATACGCACCTAGACATAGCGGAGACGCTGGAGGGTAACCTCCGGGTATGGCTCACGGCTATACACCCGGAGGCCAGCGCCAAGGTTCTCAGCATGTAC